CCTATTGTTACTGGCGGCGATTGTGGCGATACTCTGGATACTCGTTCTAGCTGTCGGCTCGTCAGGACTGGCCGGCTGCAGGCAGAAAGAACCTGCCGGCGTGGCACCAGATACCGAGGTGGACACAAATGCTGCCGATACACTAGGCGGAGAGCAAGTCACCGCCGGTCCTGCTGAAACCGAGGCAGAACGGGCCCCTGAGCCGGATGCCGCAACTGATGACCAGGCCGGTGCGGCTTCGGAGCAGCAAGCGACATCGCTGGCGGTGCTGGCCTTAACTTCCTCGGATTCCCTGTCCGCCTAGTGCATAGCATGGTCAGCGACCTTACCGGCACTGGCGATCAGGTCGCCTGCCTCTTCGGTGATCTCGCTCAGGCTGCGACGTTCGGTGAGCGGCGAGCGGTGAGCATCCGCACTGCTTCCGAGCGGTACATTGAGTTCGACCAGACCCTTACTTTCGCGACGACCCGCAACTCGCTCGTCGTCCATGATCTGGGCAGCACGACGAAGGCTGGCCCGATCGTTGCCCTCAAGTTCGCATCCTGATCTCGGAGATAAATAGAAATGCAACACGTTGAGAACACGAAGTCGGTCACCAAGATTGAGGCGGCTGACATCACCACGGCGACGACTCATCAGCACAGCATCGACACGCTGGGCTTTGGCCACGCCAGCGTCGATGTTGTCTTTGAGCCGGTCTCTGCCGCTGGCACGAACAGTGCCGTGGCTATCGCCCTGAAGTTGCAGGAGGGCGACACCACCTCGTCCTACAGTGACATCACGGCTTTCGTCGGCGGCGGCTCCGGTGGCTTCACCGTGCCGACTCCTGGCAACACGACTGATACCAACGTCGTCCGGTTTGATGTTGATCTGCGAGGTCGCAAGCGTTATCTGAATGTATACGCGACCCCGCAGGCTGCATCGGTCATCGCCAGCAATGTTCGCCTTGGCAAGGGCGAGGATGGCGTGGACAGTGCTGCTGACAAGGGCGTCAAGGCTTCCGTGAGCGGCTGAGCCTGACGATGCTCGAAACAAGAGCGAGGGTCGCGAGAGTGCGGCCCTCGCTTTTTTTATGGAGCAGACATGCTGATCAAGATCGGTGACACGACGGCAGACGTTCGCGTTGAAGCAGTGATGAGCGTTCCTCGTCTCGGCTTCATGGACAACTTCTACGCATGGGCCGAAGCACTCATGCCGCTTGGCATTCGCCCGACGAAAGTCACAGGTGCGTTCTGGGGGCAATGCCTTCAACGTGTGATGGAGCAGTTCGTTGATGAGTGCGAGTACATCCTGACGATCGACTACGACACGTTCTTCACCAAGCAAGACGTCGAACATCTGCTGACGCTTGCGATGACGTTTCAATGTGACGCCGTGACAGGATTGCAGACTAAACGAGAAGACGGCAGGCCCATGCTGACAATGAAAGGGATGCTCGATAACGACGAGCATGTGTCAAGCGTTCCTCGCGAGTGGTTCGCTGCACCAGTGCAGGAGGTGGACACCGCGCACTTCGGGTGCACGTTTATCTCGACTGCGGCACTCAAGCGAACTCCGAAGCCGTGGTTTGTAGGAGTGCCCAACGATAGCGGAGAATGGGGAGACGGAAGAACGGATGACGACATTCACTTCTGGCGGCAGTTCCGCAAGGCAGGGAATCGTCTATACGTATCGCCTCGCGTCGTGCTGGGGCATGGTGAATACATGGTGACCTGGCCGGGCGAGCATCTGAATACTCCGGTGTATCAGCACAGCACAGACTTTCTTGTGAATCGCAAGCGTCCCGAAAACGCCTGGAGGGTGCCTGAGTGAGATTCCTCGACAATCAACGCACCGAGTATCGCTCGCTCACAAAGGCGACCGAGCCAGCGGTTGAGCCTGTCAGCCTCGCTGATGCGAAGGCTCACTTGCGAGTCGATACTGACGACGACAACGCATACATCACGGCATTGATCTCAGCGGCGAGGCAGTGGGCGGAAACGTATCTTGATCGTTCGCTGGTCTATACGCAGTGGCAGATGAAACTCGATATGTTCCCGTGGGAGATTGAGTTGCCGCGCCCGCCGATGGCAAGGGAAGGGACGAACACGAGCATCACGATCACCTACACGCTCAACGAGAGCCTCGGCACGGCGACGCTCTCGACGAGCGAATACCGCGTTGATCGCGACTCAACTCCGGGAGTTGCCCGCACGAACTACGGCGGCTCATGGCCAAGCCATCTAGCAGATCAGAACTCGGTGACTGTGACATGGTGGGGCGGCTTCGGAGAGTCCGCATCTGATGTGCCCGCCGCAATCCGGCACGCGATCCTCATGCACGTTGGACACCTCTACGAGCGACGGCTCGCCGCTGACAATGTGGCATCGAACGAAGTGCCGTTCGGCGTCAAGGCTCTCCTCGACTCGCAGAAGTGGGGCCAGTACCGATGATCCGGCCCGGAGAGTTGCGCGAGCGAGTGACGATTCAGGAGGCGAATCCTGCGACAAACTCGCTCGGCGAGACAACGCTGACATGGGCAGACACCCAGACGATATGGGCTAGCGTCAACGGGGTCAGTGCCCGCGAAGCACTTGAGTATGGGCAGGCGGCAGTGACGATCTCGCATCGCCTACGCTTTCGCTACGTCGCGAGCCTTACGCAGAAGAACCGCTTCGTCTGGCGTGATCGCGTCCTCGACATTGTGAGCCTGCTTGAATACGCAAACCGAAGCGAACACGTTGCCCTCTGCGAAGAACAGGTGCAGTAATGCCTGAATATACCGGGTCAAGGGACAGCGACTTCTTCGGCCTGAAGTTGTCTTTCCCTGAAACAAAGTTTCTGACAGAGCAACTCAGTCAGTTCGGTCCTCGCATCGCGGACAAATATCTGAATTCTGCGATGAAGAAGTCATCCCAGCCTGCCCTCGCAGCACTCCGCTCAATCACTCCGAAGGGTCCGACAGGGAACCTTCGCCGTGCGATTGCGAGCAAGGTTGTCGTTTATCGAAACAGCGGGACAGGTGTGTTGATTGTCGGCTACACAAAAGCAGGGAAAGGGAAAGCAAGGTCGACAGGTGGCAAAGTCAAGAAGGGAATTGACCGTGCGTTTCACGCTGGTTTCCTTGAGTTCGGCACAAACGAGAGAACGACGAAGGGCGGCTCAATAGCCTCTTCGTTCAAGACGCTTGGGGCTTTCTCATTCAAGAAAGGCGGCTCGCCTGGGCGAGTCAGGACTGCACCGAAATACCCGAAGGCATTCTTCAAAAGAGCCCCGAAGGGTGAGAATGTGAGGCTCGGCAGGACACCGATCCTCGCTCCTGTTGCGACGGCATACGCGATGTCATCGGGCTCGATGAAGAACCTGCTCGAAAAGAACTTAACCGCGGCTGTTGAGAATGCCAGCCGAGAGGTCGCCTACCTTATGTCGAGGGCTGCTTGATGTCATTCCTTTCCCCCGAAGCCGTCCTCTGGAATCAGTTGATCAGCGACGCGAGCGTGACTGCCTATGTGGGGCATCGCATCTATCCTCATGTCGCAAAAGCCAACGACAACTTCCCTTTCATTACTTGGCGTCGAACGAGCATCTCTCGCGAGCAGACTCTCGGCACGCCCATGGGCGTGCCGACGGTCAGCGTCACGTATGAAATCTTTGCTTCTTCCTACATTACTGCCAGGAAAATCGCAGACGCGGTGCGTCGATCTCTGGATGGGTTCTCGGGGTCTTACGAAAATACAACGGTCAGCCTCGCAAGGCTGACCGGAGAAAGCGACGACGCGGCGATCCTTGAGGGATCAGAAGTGCCGGTCGCATATTCGGTGACACAAGACTACGACATCCTCTGGCAGGAGAGTTGACGCATGGCGACAACGCCACATGACAGCAGCGGCACGAATTTCGTGTTCTCTGGAACGACATTCACCGTCACGAATATCACTGTGAACTTCAGTGATGTCAGCGGCGAAACTGATCGCATCGACATCAGCCATCTCGGTCAGACAACCGGCAGCACGATGCTGACGCAGAAGCGGCCTCTCATTGGCTCTGCTACTGGCGAGACAGGCAAGGAAGTGTCTTTCGACTACATCGGCACGAGTCAGTTGGCTGGCGGAAGCACAGGTTCCTACAGCCTCGGTGGTCCTCTCACTCTGTCTGGCAACGCGACGATCGTCAGCAGCAGCCTGACTCTTGCTGTCAATGATGTCGTGCGAGGAAGTGCCACCGTTCGGGTGTCGTGAAACGTGGCAACATACTCAACTGGAATTGCTGCGACATGGGGCGTCACCCCGTTCGTGGAGGTGCAGGAGTTGTCGTGGAACTACGGCGGATCTCGGACAGGCAGAGCCGTCGCATGGTCTGCTGAGCAAGGCGGATTGTCTTTGACGTGCCTGGGCACTGCAAACACCGACATCAGCAACTTTGGCACGCGAGATCAACTTGTGGTCACTGGTGGCGGCGCAGCACTTTCAACGTATGCTATCTGGGAGTCCGTCGCGGTTGCTCCTGAGCGGAACGGAGTGACGCGATACACCGTATCATTCCGCATTGTGGATAACTGAACATGGCACTCAGCAAAGCACAGATTCTCGCAGCCGACGATATGGGCCTCAAGGAAGTTGAGGTCTCAGAGTGGGGCGGCAGTGTCTTTCTCCGCGTGATGACAGTTGGCGAGCGGGACTCGTATGAAAACGATTGGATGATCAACAAGAGCAAGGGCGTCGAGAACTTCCGCAGCAAGTTCTTGCAGCGAGTCCTCTGCGATGAAAAGGGCGAGTTGCTGTTCACCGCATCAGAGATTGACCTGCTGGCTAAAAAGTCGGCTCGCGTCATCACTCGCATCTGGGATGCCGCGATGAAGCACAATGCCTTGACTGACGATGACGTTGAGGAACTCGCAAAAAACTGAACCTGCGGCCGACGAGACTTTTCTTGTTTCGGCTGGCCGCACAACTCGGAATGACGGTGGCTGAGTTATGCGACAGGATGAGCAGCACCGAGTTGAGCGAATGGATGGCCGTCCATCGTTTCTTCATGCCGCTATGCGACTCCTGGCATCAGACAGGCATCCTCGCATCCGCGATGCTCGCACCGTATTCCGGCAAATCGAAACCGCCGAAGCCGCAAGACTTCGTGCCGATAGAGAAGCCGCCGCAGCATCCGGTGCAGATGCAGGCAGCATTGGAAGAACTTCGACGGCAGTTGAGGGGTAACTGATGGCAACTTCAGTCGGCCTCAACATGAAGTTTACCGCCAGCACCGGCGGTCTTCAGCAGGGCGTCGCCAACGCTGGCAAGAGTCTTTCTCAACTCTCGTCTATCATCTCGCAGTCGGCTCAGACGTTCGACGCATTCTCCACTAGCAATGATGCTGCCGCGGCAGCACAGCAGCGGCTCGCGACTGACACGTCTTTCTTGGCAAGTGCCATGAAAACCGGGCAGATCACTGCGAAGCAGTTTGAGGAAGAGGCTGCGAAACTTGCGACTGAAGCAAGCAATCTCGCTTCGGCATTCACTGAAGGAGCGAGCGTCACTGCGAAGTACACGACTGAACAGGAGAAGCAGCAGGTTGAGTTGAACAGGCTGCAATCGCTCCTTGACGCAGGTGCGATCTCTCAAGATACGTACAACCGAGCAGTATTTGAGGCATCAGGTGCCGCCAAAGAAGAGGCAGACAGCCTTGATGCTTTCGCAAAGTCGCAGGACAGGGCGGCGGCAATCGTTCGCAAGTCGATGACAGCTGAGGAGCAACACGCTGAGCAACTCGACGAACTTACCAAGTTGTACGAGGAAGGGCATCTCGACGCGAACCAGTTCGCCAAGGCTCAGGACCGACTTGCGAAGGAATTCAAGCAGACCGAGAAGGCAGGCGAGGACGCAAACGGGATGCTTAAGAAGATGGCAGGGAGCCTACGGGCTCTTGTCGTCATCGAAGTAGGCAGGTTACTCGTCAGTGCATTCAGCAGCGTCACGAGTGCTGTTTCTCAGACCATCAGCAAGATCACGACGATGGTTGATGAGACGGCGAAACTCTCGAGGCAGACAGGCATCGCAGTCGAGCAGTTGCAGGTCTTCCAACTCGCTGCCCAGATGTCTGGCGTTGATAACCTTGTCGAGCCTATTCGCAAACTTGGCATTGAGATCGGCAACGCTGCACAGTCAGGCAACATTGAAAAGTTTGAGCGGCTAGGGTTGAACTTTGACGAGTTGTCTCGCATGGCTCCCGAGGATCAGTTTAAGGCTATCGCCGCTTCAATCGCAGCATTGCCGACTCCCGCCGAACGTGCCGCCGCAGCCGTTGCGATCTTCGGTGAGCAAGGCGTGAAGATGCTCCCGCTGTTTGAGAGCAACCTTGCGGCTATCGAAGAGCGAATGAAGCGTCTCGGCGTCGTGTTGTCTGAAGAGCAGACAGGCGCGATCGAAGAGATGAACGACGCACTGACGCTGATTCAAGCGGCATTCGATGGTATTATCGGGCAAGTCACGGCAAACCTCGCTCCTGTCATCACGGCGATGGCAGAAGACTTGCTTTCATTTATCGAAGGATACCAAGGTCTTGGAGAAGGCACTGGCGGTACTGCGCTCGCGGACTCAATTACAGAAGCACTCTTTGATGGTGCTGAGTATCTTGCTGGCATATTTGATTATGTCGTGGCTCAACTGAGCGATTGGGGAATGTCGTTTACCGGAGCAATCGAGTTCATGGCGGCGACGTTTGACATCTTCAGCCGTGCCGTCGCAGCGGTTGAGGCAGCCTTCTATTTTGTGCGAAGCGTCTTCAACCAGTTCCTCGCGGAAGCGTCGAAGTGGGCCGCAAGTTTCGTTGGCATGTTCAGTAGTGCCGCTGCGGAGTTCCTCAACAACTTCTCTCAGGAGATGGATCGCAAGGCTTCACAAGATAGGCAGGCTGCTGCTGATGCAGCCGACCGAGCAGTAGGCGAAGGGGAACGAGCGGCTGCGGGACCGGGAGCCGCTACGAGTGCGGTTAACGAAGGACGAAGAAGGTTTGAGGGCCGTAACAGCCCCGAAAATCAGGCGGCGAAAGAGGCGGC